GACGATCTTCGCGGCAACCTATGCGGACACTGCGTCAAAAGCCAGCTCGGCTTCTATTGGCAGTTGAACCAGCGCATGGCGGTTTGGATCAGATGATCATGATCCGCGCTTGTGGCCTCTTGGTAGAACGCGTCGATCTCTTGCTGCGAGAGGCCTGCTTCTTTTGCGGCCCGTCGGCACAAGCCAAGGATCATGAAGGCATTGCTGTCATGTCCAGTCAGCTGGACTGTTATGTTGGGATACTTGGGGGGCATTGACCGGCTCCTCCAGCGCAGTGGACACGACGCCTAGAACGCTCGTTTCTTCATTATTATCAACAGGATAAGGCGCTTTTGGTTCGCGCTTTTCCCATTGCCGTGTTTAAGGGCTTCGGCCGCGACAACTTCGCGCCTGATCCCGCATGACGCTGTAGTCGGCGAGCATTTCGGCGAGAGCCGACCCCTCCGGCAGCAGATCGAGCTCGTCGGCTGCGCGCGCCTGGAACTCGCGGCTATACTCGACAACGGGTGGGCAGATGGTCGTGATGCGAAGATCAGAAGCGACCGTCGCGCAGCCGGTCACCGAGATCGTCGCGATCGCGAGGACGCCGAGCTGCCGCATCGAGCATCTGGCGCTGGACGTCATTGACCTTCTCCGAGGTTTTGAGGCGTTCGGCGAGCCGGCCAGCACGCTCGCCGGAGCGCCGGAGCGTGAGCAGGAACAGGAGCACCGCGAGTGCGATGGCGCCGTAGCGTAGGGCCGCCCGCATCCACGGGGCGGCGGCGATCCCGGTGAACAGAGCGGCGATCATCGACGCCCCCGCTTCCAGTCGTCGATGCGGGCGTAGATCGTCACGGCAAGGCCCGCGAGCGCCACGGCGATGAACACCCAGCGCAAGGTGTCGAGATAGGGCACGAGCGGCAGGATCGCGGTCTGGGTCTCCGCCAGGACGTTCTGCGCCACCTCGACGCCAGCGGCGCCAAGCGTCGCCACGCCTGCTGCGCCGCTGCCCTTCATCGTGCGGCTGTCGGCCAAGACCTCCCGCACGGGCGCCGTTTCCGCGGCGAACGCCGTCGCCCGCACCGGGAAACGCTCGCCCCATTGCCGAGCCGGGCCAAGATCGATGTGCATGAAGCCCGAGCGCGGATAGTAGCCNAAGCCNAGGAAGCCGACGGCTCGGGCGGCAGCCTCGAAGGCGACCGGATCGTGGTTGGCCATGGCGATGTCGAAGGCCGTGCCGTCCATGTGCTTCGAGCGCGGCGCGCCGCCGACGGCCCGGTTGTGCGCCGGACTGCGGTAGGCCGAACGGACGATGAGGGCTTGCCAAGCCGATCGCGCAGCGCCTGGAGCTTGTCGAGCGCATCTTCGTTGATCCGCAGGGAGCCGCTGCCTCGGCAGGCGATCTCAGCGGGGGAAAAATCCTTCCAGCGCCACGAGCGCTCGGGCACATCGCGCCAGTGTTTGTAGGTCATTGTCGTCATGGCAGGTCTCCAGGCACAAAAAAGCCCGCTCCTCGACGAGGGCGGACGGTTGTCTGATAGGTCGGGCGGATGGGTTAAGGCGTCGGTCCGAAGAGCTTCAGCTTGATGGCGATGCCGGCCATCAGGGCGAGCAGGACGCCGGTGGTGATCAGCCGCACGGCGGTCTGGACGGCCGTCTGTTTCGCGAGCCGGAAACCCGCGAGCAACGAGCGAAGATCACGGATGTCCTCGGCGGCATCCTGGCCCATCGAGGCCGACCTCATGCAGGGCGCGCCGCGCACCCGTCTCGGCTGCGCGTGCCAGCAGCGCCTCGAACTCGGTCTCGGACATGCGGAACTGCTCGTTCGCTTGCGGCGGCGTCATAGCGGTTCTCCCGGAGAGTCTGGTTTTGGCTCGCGGCTTTGCCGGTGGCCGCTCAGGTCGCCACGCCGGACTCGCACAGCAGGGTGATGAAGCGGCGGCGGCGCTCCATGTCGGCGGCGGTGCGAATGTTGTAGACGGTGCCTGAACGTGTCTCGATCAGCCGCCAAGTGGGAGTGATGGTGGCAGTCTCTGTATCGAAACGCACGATTATCAGCGCCGGCTGAACGCTTTGCAGGCGTGCGGCAATGACGGTCTCGCCGCCTTTGGAGAGTAGAATGCAGGCGTCGCGCTCGAACTGTGGCACCCACTGGCCATAGGTGTTGCCATAGCCATCATCGATCTCCTCGCGCTTTTCGAGGCGGACGCGGTCGCGCAGGGCATTGGCGGTGATCCTGGCCATCAGATCGGGCTTCTGCGATAGGGTGCGATCAGGGCATGGACGGTGCGGTCAATGGCAACATCGATGCTGGTGTCTGCACCATCGAACAGGCGCTGGACGATGAGCAGGAGGGCCTGGCGGATGGGCTCCGGCACGTCGGCCGCCGCGCCATAGCCGGCGGTGAAGATGATCGAGACGGCATCCGCGCGACCGGAAGGTNGCCGGCCAGGATTGNCCNGNNCGCNGGGTGACATAGGCACCGCGCGCGTCGGCAAACAGATCGTAGACGCCGGTGTCCAATGTCTGCTGCACATTGCCGGCATCGAAGTAGCTGACGCTGTCGATCGCGGTGACCGGCGCCAGCGGCAATGGCAGGTGATCGGCAAAGCGGCCGAACTCCTGTCGCCAGGTTTGGGTAATCAGCGCCCGCCCGAGAATGCCGGACCAGCCGTCGAGCCAGGCGGTCGCCGCCCTGATCTGGGCGCTGATCAGATCGTCCTGGTCATCGTGATCGACGCGCAGATGGGCCTTGGCCTCGGCCAGCGACACCGGCATGGTCGCGGGCGCAACCGTGCGGACGGGAGCGAGCATGGCTGTCTTCCAACAGGTTGATGAACGGGGGGTGGCCAGAATCTCGGCGCTGCCGACTGTCTGGCCGCTCTGACCGATCAGGCGACCGGCGCGTCGTGGGGATGGCCGAGCGCAAAGATCGCACCTGCGGCGATCGACGTGCCGGAGGTTTTGGTGATGACGGCACGAATGTAGCGCTTGTTGCCCTTGTAGCCCTGCTTGCAGACCGTGTCGGCTTCGAGCGCTGCCGGTAGAGTGCCCTGGAGGTCGGCTGCGGCAACGTCGCTGAAGTCGCCGTCGTCCGTGGTGTCGGCATGCTGCAGCTTCACGTCGAACACGCCGTCGCCGGCAATCGCCCCGGTGGTGATGATCAGCGTTGCCGCGTTGTAGCCCTGCAGATCGGCATGGCTGCCCTTGGTGGTGGCCGTGACCACGGCCGGAACCAGAGACGCAACCAGGCTGAGGCCGGAGATACCGTCCTTCATGACAGGAGTCCTTTCGATGAATGGGAATTGTGAAGAGACGGGCAGCCGGAGCCGCCCGTCATGTGGATCAGGTGCTGACCTTCAGCAGCTTGAGCGCCTCGAAGTTGACCACNCCGCCGCCGACNCGCTTGGTGGTGTAGAACANCACGTTCGGCTTGGCGGTGTAGGGATCGCGCAGGACGCGGATGCCGATGCGGTCGACGATCAGATAGGCGCGGCCGAAGTCGCCGAAGGCGACGGGAAAGGCATTGGCCGCCACCGCCGGCATATTGTCGTCGGTATGGACCGGCTTGCCGAGGATGGTGGCCACCTGTGCAGGGCCGGAGGGTGGCGCCCAGACATAGGCGCCTTCGGCGTCCTTGAACTTGCGCACCGTGTTCATGGTCGCATCCGACATCAGCCAGGAGGCTCCGTTCCGGTAGCCGGATTTCAGGGCATAGTAGAGGTCGATCAGGCAATCGGCAGGATTGGCCGAGGCGGTCGCCGCAACAAAGCCGTCAGCCTTGCCTGAAGCGACGAAGCCGATCTTGCCCCAGGCATGGGAGGCATTGGCCACCGTGTCATAGGCAAGGATGCCGCGCGGCTTGTTGATGCCGTCGCCATGGGCAAAGGCAGCACCCTCCTGTTCGGCGAACTCGATCGCCACTTCCTCGGCCAGCCATGCGGCAAGATCGATGCGCGCATCGTCGAGCGAGGTCTGCGTGGCACCGGGCATGGCGTAGATCTCGCCGGTATTGATGGCGATCTCACGCAAGGTCGGCGTGGCCGTGCCAGGACGATCCTGTTCCTCGCCAACCCAGCCCGACGTCGCCCCGCCCATATTGACCAGCTTCTTGTAGGTACTGGTCGAGATCGAGATGGTGCGGGCGAGCGAGCGGATGGTGGAGACGGTGCCGAGCACCCGGTCGATCCCGGCCTCGGTCTCTTCCGGCACCAGATAGCCGCCGTCGGGATCGGACTGGGTGGTCAGCTTGGCCTTGACCTCGAGATCACGCAGGCCGGCATCGACGCCGCGGCGGAAGAAGCGGTCGAAGGCCTGGGCATGTTTGGCCTTGTCGGGGTCAGCCGGGCCACCCACCCCGCCGACCTTGAGCGCTGCCAGCGCGGCATTGGTCTCGTCGAGGGCCTTTTGCAGGGCGGTGATCTCGGCATT